TGGTACGGCTGTGGCTTCGTTTGGTGGTACGGCTGGGATTCCGATTTTGTCGTTGGCGAATCAGTATGGGGCTGAGACGGTGTTGAATCGTGTGGCTGTGCAGATTGAGGGTGGTACGGCTTCAAGTGTTGCTTCTGGTACTGCGTCGCAAACACAGTATGGGATCAAGGCGTTGTCGTTGACTGGGGTTCCCTTGGCCACTGATGCTGCTGGGTCGGCATTAGCGTTGAGTTTGTTGACACGGTTTCAGGAACCTGTGGTTCGGTTCTCGGAGATGGATGTGTTGTTGAATGCGTTGACTACAGCACAACAGACACAGATGGCAGGGTTGGAGATTGGTGACATCCTTGAGGTCACTAAGACATTCTTGACTGGTACACCAGCAACGGTGACACAGAACGTGGTCGTTGAATCCATACGGCACACAGTCAACCCTTCAACACATCGCGTCACCATCGGGATGGGTCAAGTCCAACTTGTACTACCATTCATTCTGGACACCTCAGCCCTCGACGACACCGACTTCGCACTACAATAGGAGCATTATGGCAACACCATTTCCATTCGGTTCAGGCAACGTCCTGACAGCTGCACAGATGAATGCAATCACGACACTGCCAATCAATGACCAGACCGCCTCATACGTTGCGCTCGTCGGTGATGTCGGCAAACGCATCGTGATGAACGTCGCCACAGCGAACACTGTCACAATCAACAACTCAGTCTTCGCAGCTGGTGACACAATCTTCATCGCAAACAAAGGTGCAGGAACATCAACTGTCACGGCTGGTGCCGGAGTAACAATCAACACAGCAAGTTCGTTAGCATTGGCGCAACACGGAGGTGGCACACTCGTAGCATTGTCAGCGTCAGTCTTCACTTTTTTTAGCCAACAGTCAGCCACGTACGGCACCGCTACAGGTGGGTCATCATCAAGCATTACGGTTGGAGGCATCAATTACACACTGTTAACTTTTACTACAGACGGCACACTCACTGTCACTAAATCAGGTTTGTTTGATGTGCTTATGGTTGGCGGTGGCGGTGGTGGTTGGCAAATATCTAATGGTGGCGGTGGCGGTGGTGCAGGTGGTTTGATGCAGCAAACTATTTATTTATTAGCCAACGGGACAATTACTATTGGTGCAGGTGGGACAAATACGGCATCGCCTACAAATGGCGGTGCTACTTCTCTTACATCTACAGGTATTTCTTTAGCAGCCTATGGTGGTGGTGCATCAAACGGAACATTAGACATTGGCGTAAATGGTGCGTCAACTGCTGGTGGTCGTGGAAATAGTACAACTACACCAGTAGCAGGTTTAACTTTGCAAGGCAATCGAGGCGGTGCTGGTGCTGGTAATAGCACTGCTGCTGGTGGCGGTGGCGGTAGCGGTGCTGTAGGTTCCGCAGGGTCAGGTACGACTGGCGGTGCAGGTGGTGCTGGTTACGATGTATCTGCATTTATTAGCGGCTCAGCATTGTTTAAAGCTGGTGGTGGTGGCGGTAGCGGTACTGGAACAGGTGGTGCTGGTGGCTCATCAGTTGGCGGCGCTGGAAGCACTTCTTCAGTAAATGCTGGTTCTGCTGCTGCAAACACTGGCAGTGGTGGGGGGGGTTCATTTGCTACACCAACTGCTGGCTTAGGTGGTTCAGGGATTATGTATGTGAGGTTTAAAGTATGAGCGTGCCACAGTATTTTGCACAGGTCACTGATGGTGTTGTCACTCGTGTTGCTGTTGTTACAGCAGAGTTTATGGCGGAGAACCCTGAGCGATACACAGGAACTTGGATTGAAACTTTTATCAGTGTTGAAGGCAAGACGTATGCAGGTGTCGGGTTCACATGGAACGGAACAGACTTTGTTGCGCCAGTAGTTGATCCTGACTGATGTGTTCAAGTCGCGTTGGCTGATTGTTGCTCCTGCGCTTCTAGCCTCGATCTTTAGTTTCATTCCGTCAGCGTCAGCTGATCCGGCACCAGGTTTGTTCACGTCGTATTACACGATTGATGAGATACCTCCTGTCATGTCTGACACTGAGTATCTGTTGTGTGGTTCGGAGGTGGAGAACAACATCAATCGTTCGTATGACGGTGAGCCGTATCTGGATTGCACAAACGATCTGTTTATGGTTCACATGACTGGGTTCATCTTGATCCCTGAACACAACACGATTGAGTTTTGGTTGGCAACCGATGATGGTGGTCAAATCGGTATTGGTGGGAATGAGTGGGGCAACTGGGGTGATCAGGGTTGCACTTGGATGGAGTCTGGGCAGATAGACATTAGTGCAGGCGATGCCAACCTGAACCTGTTTATGTACGAGAATGGCGGCTCGTCCTGTCTGATGCTTGCTTGGAATATCAACAATGAGGGATGGTCAATCGTTCCTGATGAAGCGTTCACAACCAACGGCGAATCAACTACAACTACGACCAGCACTACCACCACGACAACTATTCCTGAGACAACTACAACTTCAACTACTTCTTCGACGACCACAACTTCAACAACAACCACAACAACGACACAACCACCACCACCTGCAACGGTTCCTCCACCACCCACAACAATGCCAGCCCCACCAGAGACCATCCCTGAGCCACCAGATACATTGCCAGTCGCACTAGAACCACTGTTGCCTCCTATACCTGACACGATGCCAGAACCACCAGCAACGATACCGACAATCCCCCTACCCCCAGACACAATGCCCTTACCACCAGACACAATGCCCCCACCCCCAGATACCCTGCCAGAAGCACCACAAGCCCCTGAGACAAGCGAACCAGCCGAAGACGCACCACTCCCACCCATCACCGATGAGGCCGTAGTTGAAGCCCTAGCAGACATCGAGCAAGCAACCCCAGCAGAAGTCAAAGCCATCATCACCGAGCTGCTCGCCTTCGCCCTCACAACCGACCAAGCCGTGTCCGTTGCATCGGAGCCGGCAGTGTTGGCGGTGTTGACGAATGAGGAAGCGGCTCAAGTGTTTGAGCAGGTTGCTGTTGAGGAACTGTCATCGGAGCAGGCGACTGAGTTGGTGGCTGCTGTGCAAGAAGCACCAACCAAAGTGCGTAAAGCGTTCGAGGCTGTGTTGAATCTGTTTGAAGGTTTCGCTGATGATTACACGATGACGAATCAAACTGTCCCTATCAAAACTCGTCGTGCGCTGATTGCCTTGGGTGCTGTATTCTTGGTGTCAGCCCCTGCACCAATCCGAAGGAATCGATGATGAAGTTGTGGGGTGAGTTCCATGCATTGCTGTGGACGATTGCTGCTTCTGTCACCACGATTCTCACGTTGTCTGGGGCTATCCAACGGGTCGTGATCTGGCTCACTGTTGGCGCATTAGTTCTGCACTTGATCGGCGCACTCAACAAGAAAGAAGATAAGTCATGAAGAAGTTCCAAGATGTCGCAGGTCGTATCGTCGCAGTGTTCCTATCGTCAGCTCTTGCCATCGTTGGTGGTTCAGCAGTGATCGCACCGGAACTTGAGATATGGAAGTCGGCTGTGTTGGCTGGGTTCGCAGCGTGTGCAACCGTTGTGCAGAAGTTGGCTCAAGCCTCGCTTGATGGCAACCTCACGATGGATGAAATCAACGACGCATTCGGCGCAAAGAAAAAATAACTCATGACCAAGATGCCTTGGCCTGTAGTCCCTATCAAGTGGTGCGAACATCTCAAAGGCAAGAAGCCTTCACAGGTATCGCTCACGATGTTGCGACCCATCAGTGGTGGCGGTCAGTTGCATCACTGCGCTGCTCGGGCTTGGGAAGCAATGAAGCATGCAGCCAAGGCTGAGGCTGGGATCAATCTGAAGCCGACTAGTGCCGGTGACACGTATCGAAGCATCGCTCAGCAGAAGGCTGGGTTCCTGCAACGGTTTCAAGTGGAGCCGATTGAAGGCGCACAGACCCGAACCTATGAGGGCAAGAAGTGGTATCTGAAGAAGGGCATGGCTGTACTTGCGTCACCTGTTGATGATGCTGCGAAGTGTTCACGTCACATGATGGGCATCGCAGTCGATGTCGCCAACGCATCAGGCAAAGTCTTGGCATGGTTGTTGGAGAATGAGCAACGGTTCGGGTTCAGTCACGAAGTTGTCAACATGCCTGGTGCAGAACCTTGGCACTTGCGCTGGACTGATTCAACACCAAACCAAGCCGTCCTCGACTACGAGGCAGCGAACCCGAAGCCTGCCGCATGATGGACTGGGGCATCGTTCTCGCTGCGTTGATCACGGCTGTGGGTGGGGCTATGACAACTCTGATGATGGTGATGCGTAAAGAAAACACGCAAGACCACGCAAGGGTTGTGGATGCCTTAGACATGCTTAGTGGAAATGTGGACAAGATTGGGACTAAGTTGGATTCACACATCGACTGGCATCTCAAGGGGACTACCAATGGCGAAACTATTACAAGAAATAAAGTCGCAAAGCCTAAGAGGAACATCAAAGCTCGATGAGATAGTTGCTCAACTCTCTGCCGAAGATGGCAAAGACTTACGCGAAGCAATGGCAGACCCCACGATCAGACCCATGCAGATAGTGCATGCCTTGAAGAAGCGTGGATTCAAGATGTCTCCATCGGTAATCACCCGACATCGAGACAACAATGTCACTCGCTGACGACCTGCGCGAAGCAGGTCAACCAGCATGGCCAGTGATCCAACCTGGCAAACGGTACACAGTCCCCACCCTCAACCCACAACCCATCAAGCACGGCGAATATCAGACGGCTGTGATTCTGCCGGACATGCAGATCGGATACTTCCACAGTGCATCAGGCTTGGAAGCAATCCACGATGAGCAAGCGATTGAGGTTGCGTTACGGATCATCAAAGCATCGAAGCCTGCACAGATTGTCATGGTTGGCGACAACCTTGACCTGTGCGAGTTCGGCAAGTACCGCTACACCCCAGCGTTCGCACGCACCACACAAGCTGCGATTGACAGGGCAACAGAGTTGTGCGCACAGTTGCGCAAACTTGCACCCCAAGCCACGATCACATGGATCGCAGGCAACCACGAAGAACGATTGGGCAACTATGTTTTGGACTCGGCTGCTGCTGCGTTCGGGTTGCGACGTGGCAAGGTTCCGTCCGAGTGGCCTGTGATGTCGGTGCCATATCTGTGCCGGTTGGATGAGTTTGAAGTGGAGTATCTGAGTGGATACCCAACGGGAGCGCATTGGATCAACAACAATTTGAAGGTCATTCATGGCGACAAGGTTGCTTCTGGTGGATCAACTGCTCACAAGTATCTGTCATCCGAAAAGGTGTCGGTCATCTTTGGTCATGTTCACCGGCGTGAATGGGCTGAACGGACTAGGGATTATCACGATGGGGCGCAAACGATTATGGCTGCATCACCAGGTTGTTTAGCCCGAACCGATGGGGCTGTTCCCAGCACAAAAGGAAGTACCGATTGCGATGGTCGTCCGTTATACAGATCAGAGGATTGGCAGACAGGTATTGCAGTTGTCGAGTATGAACCTGGTGACGGAGCCTTTGTGTATGAGCAGGTTGCAATCCGAAATGGTTGGGCTAGGTGGCGTGCTGTTGACTACCTCGCATCACAGCAATGAGCCAACCGATGGTGCTGGTGACTTGGGCTGATGCCCATTCGGGTGTAGCTACTTGGACACCGATTGATTCACTTGACAAAGATGAGATGATCGTGTCCACTTGTGGGTTCCTGTTGGCGACTTGTGATGGTGGCAAACCTGACCACATCACCATCTATCAGTCCAGAACGCAAGAGGATGATATTGATCATGTTTTGCATATTCCTGTGGCTATGGTGCGCCATATGGCAATTTGTACCCCTGAAAGCCTTACAAAATAAGGCTAAAAAAATATCTGAAATAATGCTTGCATTTGTCTTACAATGCCCCTATGGTTAAGTCATCGGCAGGAACCTCCTGCTGGTAAGTCCAAGGAGGACATCATGGCAACAGCAACTAAGGCAACAAAAAAGACAGCAAAACCTTTGGTCACATTGACCGAAGAATTGATGCAGGTTCTCAAAGGCATCGAAGATGTTGAATGGGCAATGCCTGTGACACACGAACCAATCAAAGAGTATGCAGTCAAAATCACTTGGTCACGCTTGGGTCGTGACGGCGAAATGTACGAAGGCAACCTCTACAAGAATGGTCAGATCGTTTGCACACTTGATGACAGTGGTATTGGTGGAGGTGTTCGTTTGCGCTCCGTTGAACTTGATGGTCGCAAAGCAGAGCGTGAGTTCCGTGATGCTTGCAAAGTTGCATACGCAGATGACTCATACATGACTGCTGAACAAGCAATCTTCATTCTTGATGTCATTGGAAACCAACTCTAATGAACACCATCAAATCCGTCTTACTTGAAGAAGCAAGCCATTCAAAGAATGCCAAGGTTGACCGATCCGATTGGAAAGTTTGTGTTGCCAAAAAGGACATCACTTATCGTGGCGTGACTCACGCCAAAAAGGGTGAAAGTTTATTGTATGACCCAAACTCTCTTTGGAAATATGAAGGTGGTCGTCTCAATATCACGGTGTATTTGGCAAGAAATAGGGGTGGCGTGAACACAGGCAGATACGCATCGGAGTTTGAACTGTCATGACCTCAATACGCAACCCTCATCACCCCCATCAATACCCAACCCTCACCGTTCGCCTTCCCCAATACACCATTGATTGGCTGAATGCTGAGGCAAAAGAATATGACATGACCAAAGCAGAGATTGTCAGAGAAGCCCTGAACCTCTACTACAAGACAAAATACCCATCCAACGACTAGGGTGAAGGTTGGCTTGTTCGCACCCGATTGGTCGCTGAACAGCCCCCACACCTTCCTCCTTGGGTGTGGGTTATATACCCATCAACCTGCGAAGATCGGACAAGACATGAGACGCATCACAGCAACCATTGTCACCACACTCACCCTGCTCATCGGCATCGGAACAGCACACGCAGTCCAAGCCCCTGAACCCACCCACAGCCCTACCGTCACCCGAACAGAAGTGATACCAAAAGAAGTCCAACCGACCATCAGGTTCCAACACGGTGACATCAGTTGGTTGCCACAACTTGCAGAGCAAGCAGGATGGCCACAGAAAACTTGGCGCAGGCTTGGTCAAATAATCCTTCGTGAGTCAGGTGCCTGCCCCTATCGAAAAGGGGGAGACATCGTGAACAAGAACTGTGAAGTGATTGGACATGATGGCTCAAATCATGCGTCCGATTCTGGTCTGCTTCAAATCAACGGTGTCAATTACAACCCGAAGCGCAACAAGTATGCGCCGATCTGCACACAGATGAAGATATGCACTCAAGAGCCTTTGCTAGATGCGCTTACCAATCTAAAAGCTGGATTGTTGTTGTTCAGGGTGACGGGTTCTGATTGGTCGCCTTGGATAGTTCCTGAAGGTGGTTGGTGAGTATCCACCACCATGCAACAGCATTGCTCTACAGTCGAACATGACCCAAAGGAGGGTACACAATGGAACCAATGACAGATAGAAACAAGGCAGGCTGGATCATCGCATTCACAGCGTTGGGATGGATATTCTTCCTACTCCCAATGAGTGGTGAAGAGATACCAGAAGGACATCCAACACCAATATCCCATCAAGCATGGGTGACTTGGATCATCATCAACTTTGTGATGCTGGTACTTGTTCACCTGTTGATCAGCCGTGAGCATCGTGCAGCTAAACGATTCAATCGGGCGATGCAACGGGCAAGAAAACTGCACCCAACATGGCGCAATGACTGAGGTTCATGTCGTTGAAAGTTGGTCTGAAGGCGCACATGTCTTCAGACCAACACAACCACAATGGATGATCCAAGCCAAATGCAAAGGGCAGACTGATCTGTTCTTCAACGAAGGGAACAGCATTTTTGTTCGTGCAGCCAAAGTCATTTGTGGCACCTGCCCTGTTCGACGTGAATGTTTAGCGTTTGCAATGAAGAACGATGACCAAGGCATCTGGGCTGGTACCTCAACAAACGAGCGTGAACGAATCAGGCGTTCTTTACGTAAGAACATTAGGGTGTTGTCATGACATCACCTCAGAAGCGCAAGGGTTCGTCGGCTGAGTTGGCTGTGGCGAAGTGGCTCAACCGTCTTGGTTGGACGGGTGCAGAGCGAAGTCGTGCCGGTTGGACAGATGACCGAGGAGATATTGATGGCATTCCAGGTGTATGCATTGAGGTGAAGAATGAGAAGCGTATTGATTTGCCAGGTTATTTGCGTGAACTTGAGGTGGAGATGAAAAACGCAAAGGCTTGGGCAGGTGCCGTCATCGTGAAACGGCGTGGATCAACTGATCCTGCTGATTGGTATGCGGTAATGCCTGCACAAAAGTGGGCTGAATTACTTCTCATTATTGACCAACCAAACAACTCTGCAACACCCCTAGAGCAATATCCCCATCGGCACACATAACAGGTGCTACAGTCACACTTCCAATAATTCCCAAACATCAAGGAGACCCTGCAATGTCCGATCAATTCCTAACTGAAGAAGCACCCAAGGATCGTTGGGGACGGTATCTCGTCCAACAACCTGAAGGCAAAGCACGGGGCTACACCCGTGTCACAACGATTGCCAAAACACTTGACGACACAGCATCACTCGCTGATTGGAAAGTACGCATGGCAATCACAGGTTTGGTTCAACGACCAGACCTACTTGCACAAGCATCAACAGCAACTGATGATCGCACTCGACTGAACAAGATTGCAAACGATTGTGTTGAAGCAGCAGGTGCATACAGTCGTGCCAATCTTGGTACAGCACTTCACTCAATCACCGAACAGATAGACCTCGGGTTGAAGCCTGCGATCCTGCCAGGGTTACAAGCAGACATTGATGCCTATGTTGCAGGTGTTGCAGCTTACGGAATCAAGATGCACGACGAGTTCATCGAAGTGCTACTCATCAACGACGAGTTGGAATACGCAGGTACAGCAGACCGAATCGTCACCCTCATGGACGGACGCTTGGTCATCTTTGATTTGAAGACAGGCACCGACCTGTCGTACTCGTATGGCAACATCGCAGTCCAACTTGCCATGTACGCAAACGCTGACTGGATGTACAACTGGAAAACAGGCGAACGCCAACCAATGCCAGAACTAGACAAGACAGTTGGCATCATCTGCCACCTACCAGCAGGCGACGCAACCGTATCGTTCTACGAAGTCAACTTGGTAGCAGGATGGGAAGCAGCGAAACAATCATTTACCACACGTGAATGGCGCAAACGCAAAGACCTATTCAAACCCTACACATTCAGTGACAAACCACGAACCGTGACCCCACCCAAAGCCGTACCAACCAAAGTTGTTGAAACAACCAAGTCGTTGACTGCACGTGCAGGTTGGATGAAAGCACGAATCCAAGCCCTGACCGTACCTGCACAAAAGATGTTGGTGTTGTCATGGCCTGCTGGAGTGCCACACTTTGATCAATGCACCAATGATCACTTTGATGCGTTGATTCGTGTCATTGAGTTAGTCGAGGCTGAGCATTCGGCACCGTTCTTTGAACCTGACCCAACCACACCGAAGCCGAAGCGACGAAAGATCGCAGGGTTTGATGACGCAGACATCTCCTTCAAAACCAAAGATGAGTACCCAGGATGAACGATCCAATCGAAGGTCGTGCATACGACGTGCGCAGCGAAGACATCTTGGCGTTGAACTACATCAAGACACAAATCCAATCCCTCGATCACGAACGACGCAACGAATACGCAACCTTGCTCATTGATGCCCAGTCAGCTAAACGGAACATCAATCTGAGTGCAAACAAATCTCACAGACGATACGAAATTGCTAGAGGCATTCTGCTTCTCATGCAAGACGGACAGTTTGACCGAGACTTGGTGAAGGGCATCTGCTCCCACATCACCAAAGAAACATACCTAAAGGCAGGCGAAGCATTAGGTCATCTGAATGCTGCACAGGCTGAGCTGTTCGCTCAAATCTGTTACGGCATCACAGTCGATCAAGTGACAATCCAATACATCCCAGAACAGAACACATTCCGTGTTCAGGAGGTTAGGCAATGACAGACATATTCCTACAAGACGGAGGATCAAAATATCCTGCGCTCAAGTTTGAGACGATAGGTGACACCCACAGTGGTGTTGTTCTTGAAGTCAAGAAGTTGGAAGATCGTGACCCATCAGGGAACACGAAAACTTGGGACAACGGAGACATTCGTTATGTCTTCGTATTCACAATCAACACCGGCACCGAGATTGGAAACATCTGGGCACGTGGTTCATTGGTTAAGACGGTGAGGGAAGCAGCACAAGCTGCAAACGTGACCGCAATGGTTGGCACCAACTTGACTGTCAAATACACAGGCAATGGAGAACAGAAGACCAAGGGCTTCAACGCACCAAAGTTGTACAAGGCGAAAGTTGAGCCTGGTACAACTGACGAATCATCAGCGATGTGGTAACAACCACACGATGAAATAGGTTTGCTGGGTGGGGAGTCGTTCCCCCAACCGTTGAACCCCACCCAGCAATTCAGTACCAACAGGAGCAACATGACAAAGCAAGACTTAGCAAACGCAATTCAATTCTTAGAGAAGATGGTCATCGGGGTAGCAGACCAAGACCGATTCTTCGCAACCTTAGAAGCACTCAAAACCGAACTCACCAAAAGGAGCAAAACCAAATGACACCAGACACCGTGAACCTGATCGCAGAACTCGAACAACGAGTCTCCGAACTATCAGCCGCACTAGAACTCGTCACCGAAGACCGAGACAACCTACGAGACGCAGGCACCAGCCTCATGACCGAACTAGAAGCATGTCGAATCACACTCACCCAAGCCCACTCAGACATCTCACGCTTGCGCGTGTACCTAGCCCAAGGCGCAGAACTGTAATGGGTATGAGCGACTACGACATTGACATCAAGAACTATCAGTTCCAAGTCCTAGAGCTATGCAACGAAATAGCCAAACTCAACTCCCACATCCAAACACTTGAAACCAAAATGTCAGCAATGTCAGGTGAACTACACGCCCTACGAATGGAAACACAATGAGCCAATACAACAAAGGAGACAAAGTAATCATTGACGACGAATCAGGAGTTATTGAATCAGTAATGGTTGGTATTAACGAAACAAAATATGATGTGCGATACGGCCACACCTTCATGATCGCAGTCGATGTACCAGAAGAAGACATCCAACTTTGGCAAGCAGACGAACAATGATCGTTGCCCTGCGTGACACTAGCCATGAGGATTGCGAATTGTATTGGCATTGGGTCAACGACCCTGAAGTACGCAAACATTCACACAACACTCAACCCGTTGAATGGGAAGACCATTCATACTGGTTCAACAAACAACTAGGACGAGACAACGTGCGCATGTTTGTTGCCTACGACTGGAGTTCAATCGGTGCTGCACCAGTAGGACAAATACGATTTGAATACACCAACAAAGAATGGAACCTGTCCTACTCCGTTGACGCAGAACATCGAGGGCAAGGCATCAGCAAACAAATGATCCAACTCGGAATGATGCAACTCAACATCATCAAAGCAGAAGTCAAACCTGACAACACCATCTCCAACCATGTCTTCACCAGCCTCGGTTGGGCTAAGACCGGCACAACCTACAGGAGTCCACAATGATCATCCAAGTACGATGCAACGCCTGCAAAGGCGTAGTCAAACTCGACGACCAACGCTTGACAGGATGCTTGTGCGACTCGGACAGTCCGACATGGATTGGCTTAGACCGTCAAGGCAAACTGATCCACTACTCACAAGTTGACCTCACCATCCTCGAAGGCAAAGCACCATGACCCTGCCTGGACTGAACCGTCTCAACCCATGCCCATGCCGACAACCCATACCGGCACAACCAAACTGCGGTGACAGGGGTGTTGAAGATGATGATTGAAGACCCTGTTGCAGAGTTCATTGAAGCAGCAGCAGACGGACTCTGCACCGCCTATGTGGTGGTGGCAACAGTTGAGCGTATTGATGGTTCACAATCGTTTTGGATAACAACCCTGAACAGGCAGACCTCATCCACTACGCTCGGACTCCTAGTATCAGCCACCTCGGCTGAGCAGTATCGAATAGCGAAATCACTCACCGAAGGAACATGACCAAGCCCCAAGGAGGCAACATGGCAACACAACCCAAACAGCACAGATACCCAGCAATAAACTTGCTGAACACATTCACACCAGGTACCAACGATCAGCAGATAGGTGACATGCTTGGCATCAGCCGATCATGCGTTGTGAGATGGCGCATGGTAGGCAAAACACTCTACGAATATCAAGCAGACAACTATGCGATCAAACTTGGATTCCACCCAGCAGAGATATGGCACAACTGGCTTGACGACGCAATGAGCATCGCATGAAAGTCCTCAGCCTGTTCAGTGGTGTCGGTGGGTTTGACATGGGCTTGGAGAACGCTGGCATGGAGACAGTGTTCCAATGCGAATGGGACAAACATGCCAACAGTATTTTGCACAAGCATTGGCCTGATGTCCCCAAGTGGGATGATGTCTCAACACTCACAGGCAAACACATTCTTGCTCACGCACCTGTCATTGATGTCGTTGCATGGGGTTCACCATGCCAAGACCTATCTGTCGCAGGCAAACGAGCAGGCTTAGAAGGTGGAAGATCAAACCTATTCCACGAAGGAATCCGAATCATCAAAGAACTACAGGAGGAAAGCAATGGACAATATCCAAGAATCTCTATTTGGGAAAACGTCGTCGGCGCACTCAACTCCAACCGAGGTGCTGACTTCGGGATCATCCTCAACGAAATGGCTGAAGCA